GGCTTACCTCGAGCGTCCGTTTAAAAAGGTTATCAGCTGCTGATTAATTAGAGAAAGTCCAAAGTGAGTTTATCAATTTATCAAACGGGACTTACTTTAAATATATTTCAACCCAAAATGAGTCGTAGCGAACAAAAGTTCTTCCCGTGTCCGATTCAAACCATAAATCACCCTCGGACAAACCAGCCGTTGGGGCTGCATCGGAAACAGTCACGGATGAACCACCCGTGGTTACCCAAGAGTTGCCCTCACGGACATAAAGAGTGTCGTCGTCGGTGTCAAACCAAAATGCGCCCTCAAGCGGGCTTGCTGGTGCCTCTGCGGAAACCGTTGCCCCACCTTGTACGACTCGCCACGTAGAGTTTGACCTGAAATAGAGACGATTGTTCGTGTTATCAACCGCTATGGCGCCATTGGGAACGCTAACGGATGGTGCTCCTGCCGTAGTGGGGGCAACCAGTGCCGTAAGTGCTTCAAAGATGTCATCAGTGGTAAGCGTGTTTGCCGCAGAGCGGTAAATATTTGTGTCGTATGTGCCAGTTCCGTCGCTCCAAGATAAGCGACCGCCTGCTTCAAGTTTTACACGACCGTAAACTTCGCCGTCAAGAAATACGGTAATCGCATCTGAGCCAGCAGACGTCAACTGCTTAATGGTTATCGGAGTAATAAATTTTTGTGCCATCTTGCGACCTCAATCGCTACTGCTTGTAGTTCGACTAACCCCTCAAGGTTAATCTATGTAAAAAATTTAGCCCGTCACTACGATTCTGTAATCTCCTGTACTGATTGAGCCAAGAAGCGTTACTGTTACGGTGTCGGCGTTGGCGCGAACCACATCGCCAATAACTGTTGCTCCGCCAGCGACTTCAACAATCTGTACGCTTACATCAAGCGTGTTGAAGTTATGAGTTACTGTCGTTGATGAAACACCAGACGCAGATGCCGTGCAATTTTGACTTGCTATACGGGCAAGGGTTGAAGTGCTTGTTGTGACTGCACCAGCAGTGGTTTTGATACCAAGGTTTGTGCGAGCACTTGCTGCGTCTGACGCACCAGTACCACCGTCCGCAACGGCGATATCTGAGGCATTCCAAACACCTGTAGTAATTGTTCCAAGGGTTGTGATTGAAGACTGACCAACATAGTTGGCTGAAATGTCAATAGCATCTGCAGTAATCGCTGTCCTATTAGCAGTTACGTTGACATTGACTTGTGTGCCACTCTTTGAGAGTCCATCTCCTGCTTCAAACGAACCAGCGCCAGAGAACTGTGTCCAAGTAATGTTTGTTGAACCAACAGTAATTGTTCCGTCTGTAGAAACAACAAAACCAGAATCAAAGTTGACAGTTCCTTCTTCAACAAAAGCGAAAGTTCCTGACTTGAGTTCACCTGTATCGGCTGTGCCGTTTGCATCAGATGAACGAGAAGCCGCACCTGAAGCAACGGCAACATAAATACCGTTTTCAGATGCTGTAGTTTGGTTCTTAAGAAGTACACGGTCACCAGCGACAAGTACGACTCCATCAATTGTGTCGCCAGCCTCAAGTCCATTAGCAATGGCTACGTTTGCCGTTGACGCAAGTCTTACGGATTGCTTGACATCAAGACCCTGACGCGCTGAGTCAACATAGCCCTTGGTGGCAATATGTGCTGAGTCTGTTGGGGTGGCAACTTTGGCGTTACCACTTGCGTCGCGTTTTACAAGTTTTGAAGCAGTTGCATCCGAAGTTGCATCATTGAGCATATTCCAGAAAGATGCAGGCAATAAACCAGCACTGTCTGTATCGGCAACATTGAGAGTAAGGGTTACTGTGCCGTTTGATTCAGAAACCGTAAGGGCTTCAGCAATACCTGCGCCACCGCCTGAAACAATGGTGTGTGGTAGTGAGCGCCAAGCACCGTTTGCGTACACCTTAATGGTGTCTGTAGTGCTGTTATAAATTAACCGACCTTCAAAGTTGCTCGAGGATGGGTCTGTTGCCAGAACTTCGAAAGAGGCATTGACCAGTTGATTCTGGTTCAGGTTAATGTTTGTTAGAAACTTTTGTGCCATCTTTTACCTCACGTCAGGAAAGCGAACCCAGAGAAGGGCGCCGAAAAGACCACGACCACCTGTGAGTTACCTACATATTGTACTTCACCAAACACGACTGTGTTAGCAGAATCCACGACGGTCACCGAAGGCTTGCCTCCAAGGGTGTGGTTTATTGTCCAAGTGCTCGCCGCTTGCGCTTGGGTGAATATAAATCTATTTGTTAGAACAAATTGGCTGCTCAACGTGGTGAGCGTAATTAAATTCTGAGCCTCGTCGTCAACACTTACGTCTATTCTTTCTTCCTGAACAATAACTTGATTTGGGATTGTCTGGCTCATCTAGTGACCTCTGGAACAACAGTGAAGTCTCCTTGAATCATTCTGCTGACAATGCCATTGGAAGCAATAATCTCCAAATCGTATACGCCAGAACTGGTGATTGTTGCCGTGTCGGCTGCGGAAATGAATAATTCCACTGTTCCAGTAACCCCCCCAAGAACTATTCTTGAGTTTTCTGTGGTCAGAGAAATGAGAATCGTGCTTGAGTCGACAGTTCTTCTCACTTGCATTCGAGCCGTGTATCCAGTGAAATTCCAAAGTAGATAGGTCGGGTCAGACGGGGGTGAGGCTGGGTCGGGATACTTTAGGGTCAAGGTACGACCGAAAGTGGCTCCCGCCTGACAAGTTATGTTGTAAATTCCAGCAAGCATTGACGCGGGCTCCTAACCACTGCGTCAATTGTAGATTAACGCACTCAATTAATCAGGCAGTAATTGCTAAAGGATGCTGGCCGATTCCTTATTTTTGCCAACCTTCTTCAATCCCATTGACATGGCGACCGATAAGGCGACAGCAACTGCGCCGATTTTGAGATTTGACGAATCAATGAGGCCATCAAAATCTGCTCCAGTAGCAAGCCATGCGCCAAGGTAGCCCTGCAGGAATGTGCGTGCTGCTCTTTCGGCAGTGTCTTTGATGAAAGTGGTCATTTGCTCCTCCTAGTGGATAAACAATTTTACCACTTATCCAAGCCCTGGCGCAGATGGGGAACCAGGCCCACCCAACCGCGCATACTGGGGGTCGTCAAGAATAAACGGCAATGTACTGTACGCTTCGTGATTCAACACAAACCCCATTGGCCTTGTCTTTTCAAGAATTGCTACGACCTCTGGCGATGTGTCACCAGCGATTTGAACGCCTGGAGTTTCAGAAATCAATGTGTAGACGTTAATCTGAAAAAAACTACCACCTGGAAACACGTATACGACTTTATTTCCGCTTAGGACCTGCTGTGCGCATTCCTTGATTGCTTCAAGTGTCCCAGCGTTGCGTCCAAAATAGGCATTCTCTAATTGCCATGCAATTGATGTCTCTACATTTTGAATTGAGTTTGTGGAGGAGGTTGTCGGTATTGCTTTTGATAAACGGACTCCATTGAATTGCGACATCCAATCTTGATAATCTTCATCCACTGTTTGATAATCCATCAATTCGCTAAATCTATAATTATTGTTGGCCAAATTTAATGGAATTTCGACAACTGAATGTTTGTAGTACCTGGAATACAGGGATGTTGATAGTGAACCAAAATGGGTCAAAGCGTGAAATAATTTTGCAAACCTATAGTTGGGATATTCGGCAAGTTTGTCTTTATCCCAAATGAACCCTGGAATAAATTTTCTCATATTGTAAACAAAAGTATTTTGCGTAAACCCTAATTCGTTTACCAGCATGGGTAGTGTTACGAAAACGTCAAAACCACCGATGTTGGAAAAAGTTAATTCAACTGCAAACTCAATGTCATTTTGAGCCGTGTTGACTATTCCAACGTCAACGCAGGGACTGTAAACCGTTGTGGACTTCTGAATAGTAATTTGCTGCGTATTGGTTGCATGTACTCCAGAACGAAGGTTGGTGAGTTTGCAGGCGACCTGACCAGCACTTCCGCTTACGGTCGATGCGGTAAGACTGGTCAGGACTCTGCAGTGAAATTGTGCCTTAAATCCATTTATGTCATTGTCTGCTGGGATGATAGATGGGAGCGTCAATACGACAGGCGAAGATGGATTAGTTGGTCGAAACTTTAAAGAATAATGAAGGGGGTCAACATATTGTTCAGTAACCACACTGAGAGTTGCATTCGTAATTGTCCAAGTTGGAGATAGTTCACTTGGGGAATATCTATTCCCAGTTTCTGGGTCTTCAAGAGATAACGAGTCATTATAAGGAATAATATTTCTTGAAGGATTAAGAAATTTCACTGGCTACACCGCTGTAAGTGTTAGAACTATTTTCTGACGAGAAATATTGATGAGAGTCCCTTTTTTGCTAAACAAGTAGTCATCACCGCTTGCTGCTCCCCAGTCTGCATATGTTACTGCACAGGTTCCGCCAGAAGAATATGTTCCAGACGCCGCGGAATTTGCGACCGTAAAGGTGTTCGCCGTTCTTGCCGTTATCGCACGTTGTGTACTATTTAGTCCGCTTGGAGTTATTCCAGTAACGGCAACCAAATCGCCAATTGCGAATTTGTTGGCCGTGCTCGTATATACAACAGTGGTTCCGTTTGCTACTGCCCCTGTTATGCTTCCTGAATCAGTGATGTCAATTGAGAGGGAACTCACATTCCTGACAAATGGATTAGACAAAAAAATGCTTCGGACGTCATCTTTCCTAATTCTCTCGTCGTCCAAAAATGGAAAATTGTCCACCGAAAGCAATACTGCAATATTGTCTTCAAATTGTTCTTTTAGCGCTGCGGATTCAATGGTGGAAAAATGAGTAATTGAAGCGGTGATTCTCAAATCGCATAGTGTTGGATTTTTTACTCCTATGTCCAATCCAGCAACTGATTGATTTGAGACAACAAGGGCAATATCGTCTTTTTCTTCAGTTGTCAAAAACCTTCTCGGGCCGTATGCGAAGATGGTGATATGGCCCGCGGTGGGGGCATCGGCTATCAAAAGATTTCCGTCTTTATCTGTCAAATCGTAAACTTTCACCCTTGTTACTAAATTCGGGTTTTCCGCAATTACGAAAGCCTTGGCCTGTCGAGAAGTTGTCAAGGCCGACGACATCGAAGCGATTCGCGCGGTCCCTCTATCCAGGTATCCGCTCAAGGATTCAGCATCTGAACCTTGGACGAAGTTGCCGTTCGAAACAGCAGAGAACAATGATGGGTTATATGAAAGTATCTGCAATTGACTATTGGTTGCTATTTCTGGAATTACACCAACTATTTGGGCTGTGCATTCAACCGAACCATAAGGAAGTGGGTCGTCTTCGGCATTGGCTGCTATTGTCAAAAGCGAATTTGTTTCAAATATGAAGTTCAAGGTAAATTCGTCATTGGTGACTGTGTGTTGAACAATTGTCCCAAGTGGGACTGATGCTCCGTCGTTCGAATTAGCGGTAAAGGTAACGTTCATTGTTGGCCTTGACCCATCGTTGTATTGCGTGCCCAGCAGTTTGATTGCTCCAAGAAATAGCGATTCGGGCAATCTATTTATTGAGCCGATGTTAAGTGCAGACATATAGGCAAAAGCCTGAAACATGGCATCTTCAATACTGCCTACTCTTAAATTGAATTCTGGCAGAACGGTTCTTGCAACTTCTATTGAATCCAAATAAATTTGCGCAGGGCTTATATCCAATGGTTTTAAGTCAATAAATGCGTCAAAATCTGGCATGTTGTTTACCTGTTGTAAATAAATTGGACGGTTACTTGACCTTGCTCTTCAACAAGGGATGGTGTTACTGCAACTATTGATATTTCTGGAATGAATTTTGCAGCAGCAAGCATCATCTGGTCTGGCGACACAACGGAAAAAGTTGGGTCAGCCAACCCAAATTCTGGAGTCAACTTCAAAACATACGGTTCAGTCAATAAGCATACGCTAATTAGTTGCTTGATATAGTCGTCAGTTCCTTCGCGAAGTTTGGCCAAAGAGCCAAAGGAGTCAAATTCTAAGGGAAATTTTAAAATGTCCATAGTTATTGGAGTTCCTGTTTAAATGATTGAAGACTGATTGCCGATTCCCCAAGTTCAACCCTTAGAAGATTTATGTAGGTTTGAAGTTGGTCGATGAGTGCATTAAATTTTACCACAGTGGCGAAAACATCTACCTTGCTGTTCGTTGCACCCAAAATGACTATTTCTTCCGTTTTCTGATTTAAAAATGCGCATAAAACCTTGTCATTTTTCTTTAACCTTACAGTGTCGGTTTTCCCGACGTATTGAACGTTGAGGAACGGTGCGCTCATTCCCTCTATTACGATATTGGCCTTGCCATTGGCAAAAGAAAGAACAGTTCCCGTAAATATTCCAATCCCATTGGATGGATGGTTCGATGCTTTTGACCTATTTATTTGTCCGCTCATGAATATTCCGCCTCTGATGCTTGCGAATTTGCGACTCCCTTTTCTGGCGACATGATGCTCGGCTGAACTTCGAGAAGGCCGACTACGGTGGCCCATTCCACCGAGCCTGGATAAATTTCCCCAACATCATATTGTTTGATTAGTGTCTCCCGTCTTGGCGGTCGGGCAAAAGAAACGTTTACGGCGTCAGGAGTTAGTTCACTAAAATCTACCGACTGGACCAAGAAGTCTCCATCAAACCACGGAACCCCCTCCACGCGAACCGTCATGCCAGGCCTCATCCGAGTTCCATTGATTCGGTCAAGAACGCAAGAACCGTCACCGTCCAGAGGGTCATTTTCGGATTTATGGAGTGTCGGCATCTTTAGCAAAATAAACGGTTCATCCAAACTTGGATATCTGAGATAAGTGATATATCTTTTTTGGGTAATGATTAAACCTGTTTTCTTATTTAGTTTTTGATGGTCGAATGATGTCGCTCCCCATTTGTACATAAGGAATTGCTGACTGCCGAAATAAAGTGTTCCGTCTGATTCGAAAACAACAAAAGGATTTTTTTGTTCATCTTTTGATTCTCCCGCCAGCCTGTCCAAAACTGTCCATACGGAGTCTGCTGCAGTGTCGCTATCTGCGGTGGTGATTTGTCTGGTCGCAGAAGTTTTTTGCGCTACACATTCTAAACCGTATTTTTTTGCTACAGCGAGAACAAAGTCTGTTCCGCTTCCTTTAATGTTCCCAGGCTTTCTGTCTCTTTTCATTTGTTGAATTGCCTTTGTGTAACACTGAACTCTCACAATTGGAGAATTTCCTTGGTTTTGCTCTACGACGACATCTGCTATTTCAAAGAAGTATGCAAGATATTGTTCTGAGGGAGTTGCGAATATGCCCGATTTGTTCGAAGCGATGAAGTTGCTATTGTGACTTCTGTAAATCAATGTCTGACCTGTTTGGAAGTAATTTTGACGCAGCAATTCGAATCCAGGGTCAAAGACGCTAAATGTCAGCGCCGTTGCACCCGAAAGTGAATAACTTACTGTTAAATCAATTAAATTCTTTTCTAATGTTGTCAACCAAACAGGGGTGGTGCTTGATTTTGGGTAAACCCAAAAAATAGGAATATTTCTCCCTGTTCCTTGTGCGTTCCTGACGGGATAGATATTTACGTCATTTCCTCCCACTGAATCAAGTTGAACTTCACTCATGCTGATGTGGCCTTGTAACTAAGTGTGTCGCTGCCTTGAACCGTCAAATGGTCAGTAAATAAACCGAATCCTACTTCCCCTACCACTGGAGGTGGCGAAGGGGGTCTTTCTGCTTTATGGGCTAGGCGCGGCATACCGATAATGGCTGTTGTTTCAATCGGTATTTCTTGAAGTGTCAATGATGCCTGTGCTCTGGTTATTTCCATTTTGGAATTTCGTCTTTGTGAGGAAAGCGTAAAATCCTGAATTACAAATTGGATACCACGTGGGTTACCTTTCGCGTCATATCTAAATTGATTCATGAGCAATTTGTCAAAACCATAAAACATCACTGGATACGGGGATTGAGCCATACGCTGAAGTGTTTCTATCTGTGAGGTAATTGGGGATTCGAGACCTTCGGCTGTAAGGTCATTATTGTTATTCGCTATAACAAACGAAAAACCTATATTCATCAATCTAAAACTTTTCCAATCTACTATTGGGAATGTTCCGCTTCTATCAATGGAAATCCATTCACTGCCAAAACCACTATAATTGACCTCATTTGGGGCGAAGTCAAATTTGTATTGATTTAAAATGGGTTGCTGTTTGCCGCTTGAGTCAACTGAGCCGATATAAACCTGATACATAACTTGTTGATTCTGGTCGTAGGAAACTATGTCGCTTACCTGTTCGCTTGTGAGGAGAATGCTCCTACTGCGCCCAACGGTAACATTTTGTACTACCCCTGGTTTATATCCTTCTGGGCCAAACCATGGCTTTCCATTTGGCGACCGTGCCCCACCTCCAGCGCCATTAGAATTTCCACTGCCGCCACTTCCACCACCTGGATTATTCGGGTCATTTGCAGGGTGTGATAGAGGAGCAAGGTTTAGTTTTTCAGAAGAAAATGCGCCAGTGACAGTGGAGACTCCTCTCATCTCGTTAAAACTCAACTCATATGGAGTTAGCCCACTGGCGGTTCGTGTTGCATTTATTTGTTGTCCAGAGTATCCCTTACCCATGAGGGTACTCACCACTTCTTTTTCAGACAAACCCTGTGAAGAAAACGTTTGCCATAAGCCCACATAACTCGCTGGGTAACTTTTTCCACCATACGACGCCAATTTATCTCCAACTATATTCGATAAACTTTTAGAAATGTATTCTCCGTTTATCAGAAACCAACTAGGGAACGTTTGCTGTAGTTCCTGAAAAGTCCGAATAATTGTTACGTTACCTTTTGTGTCTTTTATTCTAATATTATATGCGTATTGTCCTCCGTCTTTATTTGCGGAATAATTATTCCACGCTTCCAGTATCGATTCTCTAGACGAATTGTAATTAAAAATCAGGCCGTCGGCACCGTTGCCTAGTTGTACGCCAACTCCTCCCGTAGACCCATAAACTTGCTCGGGTGTGCCGTCGTTCTGGATGACAACCCCCATCCTTTGAAGGCTGGGCCTCTCATTAATATGTGTTGTCGGGCCCGAAACGTATGTTGGATGAAAAAGGCTTCCTCCGCCACGAAATGGGTCAAAATCCCCATCAGGGCGCCACTTTTTTTTCTCCTTTTCTAGGCCGAGAACGGTGACACTGCCGTTACCACAGTATGTGGATTCGGAATTTTGTTTTCCAATGTTGACAAATGATTTTTGAGAATCTGATTTATTTATTGCCAAATGAATATACAAAGGTCCTGTAGTTCCACCCTGATGGCCGTCCCTGGAGTATGATTCTGGATTTTCGGCGGTGCTTTGCATTTTTATGTAAATAAAAGGTTTTGCCCCAAACTTTTCTTTGTGCTCATCCCCCAAATTTGTTAAAGCACTGTCTTGTTCCACATAGAAATATTTGCTTCCGTCATTATTGAGCCCTTTTATTGAAATGAATGGTCTTCTCATGACCTGTTCCCCGCTTCATACGCGGCACGCTTGAGTGCGGCTTCGATTTGTGGAATAGCATCTGCTATCCCAACCCCATTGACATTGAGATGTATTACCATTCCGCCACTTCTTGATGAGTCTTGTGTGGGGGCACTGCTTCTGGTCGGAGTTCCGCTGTATGAGGGAACTGTGGTGTCTCCCATTGGGCCAGACCCAGGGACAACGTGGAGGTGACGGTTCGCTGAGCCGCCGTGGTATTCAGCAAAACCGCCATTTTTCTCTACTGTGGTTTTATACATACCCAATTGATTTCCAACTAAATCGTATGCCCTGCCTGTCAAGTGGTCAGAATTTATTGAACCAAGGTTGTTGGTTCTGTAGGAAGATGTAATCATTCTCTTCCCAGAAATCATAGAGTCCATGGACCTATGTCTAGACAACGTTTCTTGGAGCCGTGAAGATGTTGTATCTCCTATTCCTTTGCCTCTTGGGCTACTGGTATCGTCTTTCAGTCCAGCAGCAATGAAAATGTCTCGCAGCGCAGCCTCGCTCCACCATTCTGGATTATTTGCCTCTTCTCCAAAAAACTTGCCCATATCTGCCGTTACTTTAAGTTGAGCCTCAAGCAAGACGCCTTCTTTCTCGAGGTTGCTGCCCGCCAAGGCAAAGGCTTTTTGATTATCGGTAAGTTGTTGCAAGTCTTTGTCTTCCGCCAAGTCACCCATACCAAAACTAGACAGGACCGCACCGATTCCACCCTGCGCTTGCAAATCTCCGTTTGACATTACATTGAAGAATCTTTCTTGTTCGTTGATATCCATCCCAGAAAGTCTGCTTTGAATTTCTGCCATAGTCCCCTTATCTTTAAAACCAATACCAGTTTTGGCCATCATTGCACCTAATTGTGGTGTCACGGTTTGGAGGACATCTTTTTCCATATCCGTAAAAACTTTGCGGTTTGCTTGTCCTGATTTGCCAGCATAAAATTCGTCGCCTAATCCACCAAGAACATTTCTTTCTCCTTTGGCGTTGAATTCGTCAAACGCTCGCCCTTCTGCGGAACCGAATTGTCTTACTGTTTCAAAATACGCCTTACTTGAATCACCACCATAAAAAGAAGTAAGTTGCTCGGCGGATTGACCAATTAAGCCCGCTGAATCTTTTACCGAAATCGATTTATCGCTGCGCGAATCATAATCAACCCGAAAGTTCTTCATGATGTCATTGATTATGTGAGGAGCCTGCTCCTGTTGAATCGCTGTTTCATAGGTTTTGCTTATGTTGTCCGACATTATTGTGGAGATTGCTCCGTCCAATTGTTCGGCTGTCTTTACGATTGTTATCCCAAGTCTTATCAACTGTTCATTGAAGTCCCCAGTGGCGTCAGCGAGATTGACATTCATCGTTTGGGCAAGAGACATGATTTCAGTTTCGGACATGCCAGTCATTGAAGCAATTACGTCGGTTCTAGCCCTGACTGTTCCTTCTGCAGATTTGTACGCTTGTTCATATGCACCTGCTTGCTTTTGAACTCTCTCAAGAAGCGCTTGTTGGTATCTGCTGTCAACGTCGTCATCACCAGCAAGTCTGTCGATTCCTAAAAACTTGTTTTTCTTTTTCTTAGTTGCTCGTTCATATTCGGATTTGGTCAACATCCCCTTGGCGTAGAGTTCATTTATCGCTCCACCTCGCTCCTTGTCTCGGTCGCTCATGTCCTTGCCAAACATGCCTTTAATGCCTGTAAATGCTTTTTCAGCACCATATACAATGTTGCCTGTAATGAACCCCACTAGGGCACCAATAGCAGCCCCAGGTGCGCTCAAGATTCCTCCACCAGCAACTGCACCAATTCCAGTTCCGATTGCCGTGGAACCCACAACCGTTTCCATGTAGCCGCGATTCTTGTGTGCGAGCCCACCTTTGGCTCCTTTCGCGGCGGTGTCTTCGAGACCCCTCATTTTTATTTGAGCAGCGCGCATTGATGCGAATATGGTCGAATCGCCACCGTCTGGACCAAGTTTCTTTTTATTTTCTCCTTCCATCCGCGCCATGTTGACCATGATTTGACCAGTAGTTTGAGCAAAGAAGGCGTCAACAACTCCCTCCGCTTCTTTTCGCGCTTTTTTCATCGCCGTTATGGGGGCCATTACAAATCCAGCGATTGTGCCAATTACTGCACCAATCACCGCGCCTGTTTTTCCAAATTCGCTACCAATCGCAGCGCCAGCGCCAGCGCCGCCAAGCATTGCGAGTCCTCCGTCTTCGCTATTCATCGCAAGTGTGGCAGAGGCAATACCAACTCCCATTTTAGGACTGAACATTGACGCTGTTGCAGCAAGACCTAGACCTGCTGCAATATCAGGGTCTTCGACTTTGTCTGACAATTTTGAAAGACCCATACCCAAAGCAAATGAGCCCATACCTCCAAAGGGTTTGCGCTTTTGTGATGCGTCCGCATCAGCCTTGGCTTGATTTTGTTTTCCATATCCGCCCAAACCTGCCATTCCTTTAGAGAATTTAGAAAATTGCGTGCGCAGGGCGTAGGGCTTGCCTTTTCCAGTAATGGGTGACCTTGGCACGACGGGAGGAGTAAGGGGCAGTGGCGA